GTTACCGAGTGCCTTGTATCGAGGTCCATCGGGAGACTCTTCCTTTTTTCTATATGGGATGTTTGAAAAATTATCAGGGAATCCCTGAAGTCTTTCGCATTCTACAGGAGTAAGCCTACGAACTCGTGCGTTCGTAATTGTACCGCCAGTGTGGTTGATATCCGAAGCGGAGGATGATAAGGTTTGAGAAGTTTTCTCGTTGATGCTCATGTTGTACATATCAACGGCAACAGAAAACACAGCGTGTGGACCTCTAGCAACTAATGTAGGTGTTGTGTTCGACTCTTCAATCTTTGGCTCGTATTGAGCGTTCTGACCTTGGTTGAAAGAAGCTCTATCCAGCACAATTGTTTTCTTATCTTCGAACAACCATTGGTCCGGTGAGGTTGCAATAGTGAAAGACTTCTCCTCACTTCCAAGGTAACCCTTTCCTGCTGACTTGCCTGGAACACCGCCTTGTATTCCCGAGTTCTCAGAAACACCGCCTCGTACTTTAAAGCATAGTGCTGTTATTTCAGATTTAGATTTATTTGATTGGTAACATGGCACTATAAGACCAGGTAACAAGTCTTGACCACTAGCTTTACCAAATCCGCAAGTTAAAGTTGGTGTTGTTTGTGGTCCGTCCCACCAAGATCCGTTTTCCACAACAGACACAGTAGACCTAACATCTCCTACGTCAAAACAATTCAATGTATTTGAAACCTGATCCTCTACCCAAGTTTCTAATCCGTCTTTGGTTGTTGCTCTGCTTGATTTACGGTATGGAGTAGAGCTTCCTTCAATCTCTCGGGTAACTTTTTGCCTCTTACTTCTGCTCTCCGCAATATTCCTGCACAAGCTTTCGGACTCAAATAGAACCGCTGCGGCAGGTCTCCAGTCTCCAAGGTATCCGACAAGAAAGACTCTTCTGCGTCTTTGTGCAACTCCAAAGTGTTGAGCGTCAAGAATTCTGTAAGCGAACCCATACCCGAGTTCCCCCAACGCCCCGAGGAGGGAACCAAAATCTTTTCCTCCGTTACTTGACAAGACGCCGGGGACATTTTCCCAAACAATCCACTGGGGTTTTGCTTTGTCAGCAATGCGACAGAATTCAAGGGCCAGGTTGCCACGAGAGTCTTCCATTCCTTTTCTGAGACCTGCGACTGAGAATGATTGGCAGGGAGTTCCTCCAACGAGAACATCGATAGTTGTTTCATTAAATATAGGGTTTGAGTGAATTAAAGTCATGTCTCCAAGATTTGGTGTTTGTGGATAATGGTGTTGTAATACAGCGGAAGGGAAGGGTTCTATTTCAGAAAACCATTGCGGTTTCCATCCTAGTGAGTGCCAAGCCATTGTAGCAGCTTCGATACCCGAACATACTGATCCGTATCTCATTTGTTTTTTAATTTTTCGATTGCACTTTTTAAATACACAGCCATATCAAGGCACTCTTCGTATGCTTCCTGTAGCCACATGAGGTGGTCGTAATCAGTTCGGTCAACTGTTGTTCCGTACTGCAAGAAACCTTTCTTCTCTCTCTTTTTAAGGTCCTCGATTAACTTAGTTAGAATCTTAGAGTCCTTGATTTCGTAGAGAGGTTCTATGTTGTGGGTATTATTCTGCTCCATGTGTCTCGTAGTGTTTAACAATAATATCTTCAACAAATTGTTTTTTTAACTCGTTCCAGTTTCCCCAATTTGTTTCGCTTGAAGATGGGTGAGCCTCTACCTCATATGATGTTCCTGTAAAGTTAACAATCTTAGTAAGGGTGTATTCATACTTCATGTCTAAAGTAATCTCACCATTAAAATGGTAAATAGTTTGGTGCGGCTTTTCAATTGTAATCTCCATAGTTTTTTAGTGTTGAATGTTTAGTTTAAAAAATAATTCTCTGAACGCTTGTCTAGGTTGTGGATATCCGATTTCTTCCATTCTCTCAACAAAGTATTGGACAACCATTCTATCTTTCCAAGATGTCTCCATCGTGTTTTCAAACATCTTAAGGCCATGTAAAATGGTACCGTGTGTTTTATTTTCAAACTCGTTACCAATACCCTCTAATGTTACAGGCAATGTTTTATACATTACCCAATACACCAATTGCCTGTAAAGTATATTTTCTCTCTTCCTATTCTTTTCCCCTGTTGCGTTATAAACCTTTAGGGCAACATCTTTTACGAGGTCGATGTAATTCCTCATGTTAGTGCCAATAGCAACATTGTGAATCACATGGCTAAATTTATCAGCCTCTTCTTTTAGGTGAGGGACGTAAAGGATTAAATCACTAATAAATCTTTCCTTACGATCATTTGGCACATACTCTAGGATGTCTCCAAAATGAATCTTCTTTTCCGCTTGAACTTCCATTTTTGTTTTTGTTATTATTTTAGGTTATTAAAAATTTCTTGAACTTGTTCTAATGTGTGTTTTTGGATGAAGTCCCAGTAGACGAACTTGTACAGATTTTGAAAATATTTGCGTTTGTAATTTTCAGAGTTGACCGGCTTGTCGAGGCCAAATTCTTTACAAGTCCTCTTACTCGCTTTAGTTTTAATTTCATCCTTTACTTCTTTAGATATAATGTTATTGTTTCGCAAATATCGAACATTCTTTTCACAAAATCCAAATAAAACTTCAACTATTTCAACATATTTTTTATCAACACAGATATAAACAGCCTCAATGTTTTCGTAAAAGTCTTGTTTTGAACCTATTAACTTTCCATCCTTGAGTTTAGTAATTGCAACTTGTCGAAGGCCATACTGAAATGCCGGGTCAGAATGGTATGTCTTCGTCTTCATATTCGTGTTGTCTTGTTTCGTACTCGTCTAATAGGATTCCCTTACCATCATCTCCAATCTCTGAAAACCTTTTTGTTTTTACATCGTACACAAAAGGAACTTCGCCAACACGTCCTATGAAGGACCAACGAATCTTTTGGATGTTGATGAGAGTTTGCCCAGAGACATAGTCTCGGTAAGCAACAAATCCGTTATCACACTTGTTGAAGAAGTGAGCAGAACCTGCAATGTCGTATAGAGTCGGCATAACATAAACTCCGTTCTCCTTCCTAATCTTTGTGGGGTGGGCAATGACAAACACATGAACTCCGTAACGGTCCTTGAATCGTTTAACCTTGGTGAGTGCCTCTGATATGTATTGCGTCTCACTCATTCCCTTTGGGACCTGGTGTTCAACATAGTTCCAAGGATCTATCACAAGACAATTGATTCCACTTCTTTTTACAAGTTCAGCGGCCTTGTCTAGGATGCCGTCAATGGTCACATCCATCTCATCAATCTTCATGAAATAGAAGAACTCCTCAACAAAATCACGAGCCTTGTCAACTTCCTCTTGGCTCATCTTTGCTGTCGGCACAAAGGAGAAGAAGGGCTTACCAATAAATATTTCAGCAAGTTCAGAAAAAAGTATCTCTGTGGGTTGCTTTTCTGGGGAAAACATTGCTACCTTCCACGAATGTTTCGCAGACAATCTGACAAGTAAATTGTTCAGAAAAGTTGACTTTCCTGCGTTGGGTGTTCCTGTAATAATGGTGAACTCTGAGCCTCGGAACGAGATATGTTCATCAAACTGATTAAACCCTGCCTTCAACCCATGAGGAAACCCATTAAGATATATGTCCGTTATTTTTTCCTTTACGTCATTTACCTTCTCAATGCCTTCTATTGGAATTTGGTAGGCTTCGGCCACAACCTTCTGAAGAAGCTCTACTCCGTAATTAACTAGGATCTCATTAGCGTCCTTGCATCCATCGGGGATGTTGACATACCAAATCTTTTCTCGACCAAGTCTTCGGGTCAACTCCTCACGAAGAGATAGACCTGCTGAGTCATTGTCGGTAAAAATGATTACCTTCTCCTTGTCCGCAAATGCGTCAATGCAGTTATCTAAATACTTGAGGTTCTGATTTCCTTTTGTTGCCCCATTAGGAACGCTTACAACGGGGTAAATTTGAGCTTCCTCCAGAGAAAGGGTGTCCATTTCCCCTTCAACGATTACACACCAATCATAGCCCTCTATGGAGTTCAGGTTGTATAGTATCAACTCGGCATCCTTAACCATCCGAAAGTTCTTTGCAGCATCTCGGTATTTTATGTTGATTAAGTCACTTCCTCGGAAGTAATTAAAACATATGGCATTTCTATTCTCACCAGCTTGAGGGAAGTAACACTCCTCCTCAGTAACTTTAAGTTTCAGCAGAGTGTTATTGGAAATCCCTCTCTTCTCAAACCAAGAGAGGACCTTGTCGCTCACCTTCTGAAGTTTTGATACAGGAACAAAGTATTCAACCTTTCGGTCCGACTTGTTCACGCTCTTACCCATAAAGGATTCGCAGTTTGGGTAGTGGCACTTGTACACCCCTAACTCGACATTCACCGAAAGACTCTTGTCCTTCTTGTTACTTCTCGTGTCTTTGCAGAACGGACAGTTTACTTTTTGTTGTGCCGAGATATCCTTGCAGACAATTCCAAGGGCAGATAATTTTTGGTAGTTGCTCATATTTTATTGAAAAATCCTTTTTCAGCTTTATTTATTTCTTCTTGAGTTTTTAAGTGTGTTCCACCAAAGATGTCTCTCACTTTTATTTTACTTTCCTGTATTTTGTATTGATCCTTAAACCAATTGTTCCTCATCTTACTCTTCCAATTTAAAACTTTGTTTTCATATGAGTCTTTCCAATCATTCTCTTCGTAGTGTTTAAATGCCCTAATTGCTACCTCTTCAGTATATCCATTATCTCTGAAGAATACTTTTGCCTCATCTAATGTGGGCGGCACAAAACTTTTCTTTTTCGATTTTGCCAATATATTATTATCTTTAATATCTTCTTTAATATCTTCTATACTATATACTACTCCCACTGGAGCGTACCCCTCATCTCGCTGTAGGGTACCCCCCGTCTCACGGGAGGGGAGGGGGGTCTTGTCAACCGGGTTCTCAAAAACTGTAATTGAACGGAATGTAACCATACCATCTTTGTCTATTTTTACAATTCTTCCAACGAATCCATAGTCCTCTAATTTTTGCAACATTTTAGTTACGCTATCTTTTTTAACACCAATCAAATCGGCTAAATATTTATTAGAGGCAAAGCAGTATCCTTTTGAATTTGACAATGCTTGGATAAAACATAATAAGACTTTTTGTTGCAGAGTTATTCTCGGGTCTTTAAGAATAGCAACAGTAATTACGGCATACTTACTTTCATGAAAGTATTCTTGCTTTTCTTCTTCTTGGTACTTCATAATTTTTGAGATAAAAATGCCCCGAAGAATGGGGAGGTCGAGGTCTCACACCATTCAACAGGGCTAATAATTTTGTTTATTTTGCTGGCCTCGACTCCAACGAAACAAAGATAATAAAATTACGCTGCTCTCCAAACACGAACTCCACCATCCATTGAACGGGCAGTTAGTTCGTATTTCTTCTTTTTCTTTTGGTAGAAAAGTTTAGCAAGGTATTTTGATGTCTCTCCAGGAACAAAGAAAGAGTCTCCTACTTCCATCTCCGGTAAAACATATTCGGTTTTTCTACCTCTCCCACTTGTGCTTGGGATTGGTATATTTTTATCTACGTTCATTTTTGTTATGTGTTAATTCTTGGCGAATATACAATGTTATAACCAAATTTGGAAAAATATTTTATTAACAATAGAGTTGAAAAGTTATTGAGTGTCATTTAAAGATAATTAATACATTTGTGAAAATTATATAACAATGAATGTAAAAGGAAAAATCAAATCGGTAGGTAACACCGAAAACAAGAGTGCCAAATTTTCTGTTAGAACATTTGTCCTAGAACTAGAGGGTAAGTACCCGGAGTTAGTAGAGTTCCAACTCATTAATGACAACACACTCCTAATTGACCCATTCTCGGCAGGAGATGAAATCGAAGTCGAATTCAACCTAAAGGGAAGAGAGTACAACGGAAGAGTTTACAACTCTCTCCAAGTTTGGAAAATATCAGGGGAAACAAAATTAAAAAATGAACCTACACCAAAAGCAGAAACTCCGCTGGGAGAGTCCAAGGAATCCGAAGACGACCTCCCCTTCTAATACAAAAAGAAAGTCCCCCTTATTTAGGGGGATTTTTGTATTTTTGGATAAAATTAACCATATGTTCTTTAAATCCAGAAAAAGAAAAGAAGAGGAAGAGGATGATAAAAAACCACTTCCCGTACTTTGCAGTACCGTGTGCGTTGTATGGAACACCGAAGAAGAAGTTGAAAGCAACCCTGGGCAAGGAGTGTTTACAGATTCTGTTCCTATAATTTTTGACATTACAAAAGTTGCCGCTATACAAGCCGATGTAGAATTTCGTAACGATGGCTCAGTAGCAATAGGTTCAAGAACTTTAATATATATAACAGGATCAACTGAGCCTCTCATTATTGACGCTCCGTACAATTCTTTTGTTGAGTATTTCACACTTTTAAAATCTAACGAATTCCACAATAATGCAAACCATTAAGTACGGCAAAAACATTCTAGTTACAGAATGCTCAACAACGGATAAGTTTCTTATGATTTCCGATATCCATTGGGACAACCCTAAGTGTAAGAGAGAGGTGTTAAAAAACCATCTTGATGATGCTATTAAGAACGGAATTAAAATCGTTATCAATGGCGATTTTTTCTGTTTTATGCAAGGGAAGTGGGACCCTCGGAGAAATAAGAAAGATATTCGTCCAGAACATAACCACCATAATTATATTGACATTGTAATTGAAGATGCTGTTGACTGGTGGTCTCCATACGCAGAGCATATTCTGTGGATTGGTTACGGTAATCATGAAACTGCTATTGTAAAAAATACTGAGACAGACCCTCTCCAAAGATTTGTTGACTTATTAAACTACAAGAATAAGACAACAGTTCACGCCGGTGGATACGGTGGATGGTGGAAGTTGCAATTAAAATACAAAAGTCACTCTTCATTTGCGTTCAACGTGAAATATTACCATGGGACCGGAGGCGGTGGAGCTGTCACGAAGGGCGTAATACAAAACAACCGAATGGGTGTTATGATTGCTGGAGCAGACTGCATTTGGATGGGACACGTTCACGAACTATATCACGTTATTGATGGTCAAGAGTCTTTAGAGCATAACTCAAAGAGAGGGTACTATATCAAGCATAAATATGTTCACCACATAAGAACGGCAGCTTACAAAGAAGAATACGGAACAGGTGACTTTGGATATCACGTTGAGAAAGGAAGACCTCCTAAACCAATTGGTGGTTACATTCTGTCATTTGATACTGCCTATGAGACAGATAATGGTAGAGAGGCAATATTATTGCTTCCCACGTTTACACAAGTTCGAGATCACTAACAAAAAATGGGAACCGTTGTCCCCATTTTCTGCACACAAATAAAGAACACAATAACAAAAATCAAGCATCAGAATGATGCCGTACAAAAGTACATCAATTCACACACAAAAAACACACTTAATATTTTCAAAATGAAGTATTTGAATTATTTGCCAGTAGTTATGAAATCAAAAGATCACCTCGCGGATGGGGTAGATATTGGAGATAAAAGAATTCACATGGTTATTAGAATAGCTTCTGAGGAGGCTGACTACTGGACCAACACCAACTGCGTTGTTTTCGAAGACTTTGGTAAATGGAAAAAAGGAGACGAGGTGTTTGTTAAATATGTTGAGATTAGAGAAGTTGTTGGAGCATACAGCGAGGGTAAAAACAAGCGTGTTATTGACGTGGGTAATCAGGAAGTTCTATTAGTTAGACCTGACCTTGTATATTTAACCATGAGAGATGGTGAATTTATTCCGCAAGACGGGTGGTGTTTAATTAAAAGAGTTCTTGAGAACCCTAAGACATCTTTACTTATTGTTCCTGAAATGTATGACGAGAAGTATAAAGAGAATGAATGGGAAATAATTGCCGTTGGCGGTCCATCTCCTGAAAGTGAGCGTGCATACGGAAAGGATGCCTTGCCCCCTGTAGGTAAAATTATATTGGGAAAGGATAGTGCTGGAATTCCTCTAGAGGCAGGACTAAACAAGAAGTTAAAAGAAGAATATCACCTCATCCGACATAATGAAATTTTAGCGTATGAAGTTTGAACACAATGAGTTTAACAAACTAAAATACCCAATTCACAAGATACCACTAGGCACACCTGTGCTTTTTGAGTTCTCTGACCTGTCTAAGTTCTCTATAATATTTGCAGCAAACGATTTACCTAAGAAGTTAGATCCAGATATCGTTATGCGGTATTTAATCTATATGTACGACTTAGGTTCTCCTGGTCAAGGTATTCCCGACTTGAAGAGAAGAAAAGTGTGGGCCTTACAGTGTTTAAACCTTGAGCCTCCATATGACGATGTGATAAAGGATATGCTCAATTGGAAAATCAAAGGAGTAAACAGAAGGGCAATTTATTTTCTTATGTTGATGGGTGGTGAGCAGTACATGGTTTGGAAGTCTGCGGAAGAGGCCCTCTTGCGTTATACAGAATTAGAGATTAAATTAGAGGCCGAAGATGAAGTTGCTCAAGCTAAAATAGTTCAAGCAGAAAAGACTCGAAGAGAAATTATTAATATGACCATGAGTCAAATTACTTCTTCAAAGACTCAATTCCTACAAGGTGAAAAGAGTAAAGAGTTAGAGGAAGAGTTGACTGAGTTTACTTTATTAGACTCTTTAGGCATTAGGCCCGAAGAGTATATTCGTGAGTTTGAACAAAAAGGAGATGTATTCCCAGAGATAGATGCGTGAAGTAAAACATAAATATAAACCACAAGAGGAATTCATTATTGTAAACAATGATGACGAGGATTTGTACCCAATAAAAATAAAAGTTCCGACACTTGAAGAGTATTACAAGTTGCCTTACGATGAGGCTATAAAAAAAGTTGAGGGTTACGGACTTGCTCCCGAAAAGCAGAAGTTCACCTATCAAGAGATGCCCTCTAAATTAGTAGAGATTGAATCTGTTATTCGTAGAAAGAAACAGATGAAACCTAAAGATGTGGTGAAGTTGGAAGATATTGATGAAGAGTTATTCAACGATGTTTCCCATTACTCCAAAGAAATAAATTGGATTAAGAGGCAGATTAAGAGACACTACAAGGGGTACTTCTTTTTTAATAACGGTACCCCAACCTATATGCCCGGTTGTCAATACACATACTTGAACTATTGGCCAATTGGTAATGGAAGGAACACAAAGGGGTTAGCGGAATATAGAGACAGAGACAGGAAGTGGTTCTTAACTGTTATGTACGCATACACAACACAGGAAGCTTTCTATAAGTTTAAGGTTGTTTATCTTGAAAAGAAAAAGAGTTATGTTCGTTACTTCAATATGCAAAAGAGTGTGGATGAGTTTAAAGAAAAACATCCTGACTGTTATGTAGAAAAAGGGGAGTATACAATAGATACAGGCGAGAGAACAACATACGGAGTTATCTACCCAAAACACCGAAGAGAGGGGGCAACCTCTCGTGCAGGTTTCATGAACTGGTACATAACAGCAACAATGGGTATCCAAAGGTTTGGAGGTATACAGAGTATGTCGGACTACCACTCCACTCAAGTATTTGTGGATCACATTGCCAAGCGTTTGAGAAGGATGCCTTTCTTCTTCAAGTTAATGACTGAAGGATCTTCTGTTCCAAAGGAAGCCATACAATTTACTGCCCCTGCAAATAGAACGGCAGGTGGTGTAGGAACAACTTCTCTTCCTCCACACGAGGGCTGGATAAACCACAGACCATCTGGAGAGAGAGCATATGACATGGAAAAACTTCACTTTATTCACCACGATGAGGTTGGAAAGATAGACCCGAAGGCAGGTATCAACATCAACGTTGTGGATAGATGGAGGGTTGTTATGAAGTGTCTCGCACAGGGTCCGTACATTCATGGCATAGGTTTGCTAACTTCAACATTAGGTGAGATGGAGAAGGGTGGTGGTGATCAGATGAAGAGGCTAATTCTCGGCTCTCGCTTTAACGAAAGGAATGACAACGGGCAAACAATGACAGGATTATTAACCCTATTCTTTCCTGCACACGATGGTTTGGATGGTTTTATTGACGAGTTTGGGAACTCTATCGTTGAAGATCCAGATAAGCCAACAAAGAATGTTGATGGTAAATTTGTTTCAATGGGTGCAAAGACATATCTTGAAAACAAGAGAAGAGCTTTTGAAATGAACGGAGACCAAACGGGACTCATTGAGGAGATGCAAAACTTTCCAATGAACTTGAAAGAATGTTTCATGTCGGCATCGAAAGACTCATCTTTCCCTGTCCTCAAGATAAGAAAAAGAATTACCGAGTTGACTTTTGAAAAGCATAAAACTCGCAGATATAACTTTGAGTGGGAAAATGGAAGATGTTCTCGTGTAAAATTAGTTGAAGATGATGAGGGTAAGTTTATCATATCTTATCTTCCCCCAGCAGGAGCGAGAAATATAAAAGAATGGGACTCAGACTTAGAGTCTTGGAAGCCAGGTTGGACCGTTATGAACAAGTTTGTGATGGGAGCTGACCCTGCCAAGTACGAATCTCATGAGGTAAGCGGTAAGAAGAAGTCCTACAATGCAGGAGCAATGTATTACAAAAAGGATGACCATCTTGACGGAGATACAGGGTTGCTTATTAAGCCAAGAGGAATGTGGGCGTCAGATAAGTTTGTTCTCACTTATAAACAAAGAGATGTGGGAAGGGAGGAGTATTGTGATGATATGGCAAAGGCTTGTATGTTCTTTGGAGCAATGCTATACCCCGAGATGAATATCACCTTCCTCTATGAGAAATTTTTAGAGTGGGGTTTGAGAGGCTATCTCTTATACGACATGGATGAGAATGGATTCAGAAAACCATTACCAGGTAGGATTACAACGGATGGCTCAAGCAATTCGGCAAAGCAAGACATCTTTGATAGTTGGGAACATTACCTCAAAAATGGAGTTGAAGGAGAGAATCATATAGAGATTTTAGAGGAGTGTGCCAATATCGATGGTAAGCAAGAAATGACAAAATACGATTTATTTGCTGCTGGAGGCTACGCACTTTTGGGAAGTAAGTCAGTTTACCCTAAATTTGTAGAATTAAATGAGCAATCTATGAATATAGATTCAAAACTTTTTGATACATTTGATTATTATTAAAGTATGAGCGAATATACAATCTTGTGGCCGAAGGATGATATTGATCCTAAAAAGAAAGACAACAACTGGTTGTCTCAAATCGGTCGTGCCATTTTTTATCGTTACGAAAATAACAAAACCTATTTTGGCAGACAAGATATCGCTCGTTTATTTGAGATAAGAAACTACTCTGAGGGAAGACAAAACCAACAGAAGTACATCGATATGTGGATTCAGAGAGGGGAGGAGAAAACATCTTTATCAAGTCCAAATGCACAAGCACAGCGTATTCGTAGAAAGGGTTACGCAAACATGAACTTTGAGATTTTCTCAATTGCTCCCGAACTAAAAAGAGTTATTCATTCTGTTATTGGTACTGATAATCAGCGCATTCAAGTTGATTGTATTAACCCGGAGATTAAAAATAAGAAAGCATTAGATAAGGCAACTCTTTACGTTAAGTCAAAGATGGAACCTCTAATGAAAGAGATAGGAATGCCACAAGTTGGTGAGGGAGAGTTTGTTCCTCAAAACTCTGGTGAGTTAGATGTTTTTGAAAGTCTTGGTGGTTTTAAACAAAACTTAGAAATTACTTTAGAGAAGTTAATTGAGTTAGGTTTTACAAACAGCGATTGGGGAAAGATTGAACGTCAGTTAAAAGACGATGCAATTAACTTCAACTTTATGGTTTGTAAGGACTATACAGACCCTCATACAGGAATGGCAAAGGTTAAGTACATTGATGTAGTTAAATTTATTTGTGCATGGACAGATGAGTCTCAAGGGGACAACACTCCTTTTGCAGGTCACTTTGAGAAATATAGCATTCCTCAAATTAGAGACTTGCTCATCCAAAACGGATGGACCGAAGAAGATACAGAAAAACAAGTTAATAGAATTGCCAAATGGGCATTTGACTTAACTTATTCAAATGATAGATACGGATGGTCTTGGTATTGCCAAAGAGATACTAT